GGGAGCAATACTGTTGCCTGTATTTCGTATATTAGTGCCAGTTACGGAATATTGGTAGCCTGTGTTGTAATCCATTGAATTTATGACCTCAGTGACTACAGAAGTCGTTTCTGTTTTCTGCGTCAAACTACCCTGTGTAAAGTTTGGTACAACAGGCACTGAGAATCCAGGTTGCATCAATCCATGAAGCAGCCCCAGGGTAAAACCCAATGCAATGCCTTCATGTAAGCGGTCCATCTATCGGACTGTAATTTCGCTGACGTGTTGTCCCGTGGCCGTAGTGCCTGCCCCACCCGCTGTCACAGTGACCGCCCCAGCAGAGGTGACAGTGCCCGCTAGGTCGCCAGATGTTCCCGCTGTGGTGCTAATCACGCTCGAAAAGTTAGGCACAGCGCCAACCGTCGGTGCTGATTGTGGAACTGCGTCACCTGCGGTGTAGGACTGACTGAAAGAGAAAGAACTTCCAGGAGTGTCCTGGGTCGCAGAGATAGTTCCAGGTGCATAAACACCTGAGGTGATTGTCCCGGCAGAAATGGTATTAGCAGTAGTGCCGTCTGTCGTATCGACTCCATTGCCGCTGATAGCGAAAGAGGATCCGATCCTCGTCGCGTTTGTAGCAGCAGCGTCTACAGTCAGCTGGACTGAGCTCTGCAGTTTATGTGTAATGTCAGCGTAAGCAGGTGCTCCCGCAAAAGCGATGATGACAAGCAGCCGCCACATAACAAATCCTCGTTCGTATATTGATCTTAGTAGAAGCACATTTAGCGTAAAATGTACACATGAAAGACGAAGACTCACAATTTTCTCTAAGAGATTTACTCGCAACGCTTGTCCCAGCTGGTGTTTTGTCTTGGGCGCTAGCGATGCTAACCGCTAGTTACATGGGCCATATCAAGATAGACGCTGCTTTTATTTCATCTTTGGTGACGTCAGTGTTGGCTGTGTACGGTATTAGTCGCAAAGAGGACGGTAAGAAATCCGAGAAAAAACCACCTATAGTTGAGCCGAAGGACAAGCCGCCTAGCCTCAAGTGAAATTTAAGAAAGTAGGTCGCTCGCTCGAACTACAGTCTTTAAAAGCCACAAATTTATATGCAAAGCCACAAGAGGCTGAAGGACGCGCACAGATACGCAAATCTTGGCGGTGTCTTAATTGCATGCTGCTAGAAGAGCTTGATGGATTTTCAAAAATAGATACAGGATTTGGAATTTGGTGGATAAGAAATGAGGATTGGTATTGCCCTGAAGACGAGCCGAAAGAGACAGCTTACGTAATAGACGGTGACCTGAGATACATCCCTGGTGTTCCGTACTTTCCTTGCACTGAATTCGATAAGGACAATGTAAGAAAATCACAGATAGCCACGATGGCAATGTGTTTGAGTGCCTTAGGTATTAGGAGTATAGAAACGTATGAGGATTATTTAGAGCTGTTATTAAAACAGGGAGATGGTACTTATAGGGCACACCATCGTGCAACTTTTGCCGCAAACGGTATTTCTGCATATTTTTGCAGCAGTATTGGCTCTTTCGAGATACAAGACTCTATCGACGACGGTTGTCCGGTTGCTTTTCAAGTTCCTTATAAGGGCTCACAAAGAAACCCATTTGGATTTAATTATCTGATCACCATCTACGGCTACAGTCCGACCCACTGGCTATGTCATGACCCCTGTGGGCGATTGGACATCGTTAACGGACTTTGGCATACGACAGTACCTGAAGCTGGTAAAGAGGTCTTCTACGACAGGACAGAGAGTCAGGACAGGTTTTTTAGAGGGGGTGATGCCAGTGGGGTAGGGTGGCTGAACTTCAGAGAAAATTAAGCTATAGTTGTTTCGAATCAAAAAAACCGATGAACGAAATCCTAAAAGACACTCAGCAGCAATTGCAGGCTCAGCAGCAAGAATTGACTGAAAGAATCAGAGCTACTGAAGAGTCTTTGATGCGAGACAAGGAACTTTATCTTAAAGTCACCGGTGCTTTGGAATGTGTTGGAATCATCGGCCAACGCCAGGAAGAAGCGCAGAGTGACGTTGGAGTCGTCGATCTAGAAGGTATTTGACATGTTGAATGAGTTGAATAAAGGCAGACATAAAGCGTTGTGCCTGATATCTGAGTATCTATATCCACCTCCTAGAGACCTAAGGCTTGATGCGATTATTCAGGATATTTCAGATGAAGACTTGAAGTGGGTCTCGGAGCGACTTCGCTTCTATATCCTTAAATTATTAGAAGAATCTGATTTTGATCCTGCTTCCGATGACCACGAGCGAATCGGCCTGACAGATTGATGGGAGCAGAGGGACTTGAACCCTCACAGCCAGTGGCCAACAGATTTTAAGTCTGGTGCGTCTACCTATTCCGCCATGCTCCCTCGAGCCGAGCCTAGCAAAAATACAAGTGTGTGCAGCCTAGAGTTTTGACAAGGCTGGAATACCAAAAGTGTTTCATTGCGAGCAAGATCTATTAGTCAATCTCATTGTTCTTAGTCCTAAGGACGCTCGAAAGAAATTCAGAAATTATATATTTCAATCTTGGAACTGGGAATGTGCTTATTGCGGTAAAAAGTTGACACCAGATACAGCAACTATTGATCATATTCTGCCAAAACATAAGGGTGGACACAATGTCAGGTCGAACATGGCCTGTTGCTGTAGTAATTGCAATCGATCTAAAGGCTCTAGTTTGGTAGAGAATTGGTACACTGAAACCAATATGCACTTCACAAAAGAAAGGTTTGATAAAATTAATGTGTGGCTCGAACAAAAGCCAAATTCTATAAAGCTTCCAAGTGCTGATTGTGCTCAGCCTTACATAGACAATGACTTCTTCATCAGCTGGATCGCGGCCTAATTCAGAAGAGTTTCTTTCCGGCTATCTGGAGGGTCTCAAAAAAGAGCGTATTCCAGGCTCGGGTGATACTGCCATGAAGGGTGAAGTCCGCAATGACATTGTCGGCAAGGTAGATCGAGGCGTCTTGAAGGTCTGAAATGGCTGACCGTGCAAAGGCTAAGCGCTTGGCGAAAGAGCGCATGAAGTGCAACAAACCAAAGCGCACTCCTGACCATAAAACAAAGTCTCATGTGGTCAAAGCATGTAAGGACGGTAAAGAAAAGATTATTCGGTTCGGCCAACAAGGCGTTAAAGGCGCTGGTAAAAATCCAAAGACTGCAAAGGAAAAGGCACGTAAGGCTTCTTACTACGCCCGTCATAACGCACAAGATTCTAAACCTGACAAAATGTCAGCCCGTTACTGGAGCCACAAGGTGAAATGGTGATTTGAATGGAAGATAAAGTAAAAAAAGTAATGTCAGAGTTCAAAAAAGGTGAGCTTAAATCAAGCAGTGGCAAGAAAGTGACGAGCCGCAAGCAGGCTTTGGCCATCGCACTTGCAATGCAACAAAAAGCCAAAGGAAGAAAGAAGGGTTAGACCAAAGGCCAGCTTCTAAACCATTTTGTAATTACATACTTATCACCGCTGATGGGTGGCAGCGCTTCGTGCAAAGTCTTGAAATTAGGTATCCCATTTTTATAGAGATTGTTCCATAGCAAAAGCTGTCCCCGTTTGGGTTGAAACGATTTGTTGAGGAATTTGAATCGGGTTTCTCCACCAGACTCGACATCATTTAGGTAAACCATAGCCGTCCAAGTCCGTTGCCCCATCCACTCGCAATAGACTTTGAACTCCTTTGTGTGAGGATGAAAAAAGTCACAATGCTCTTTGTAATACTGACCTGGTTTGTATTTCTGAGCTTGCAAACTTTCACCTAAAAAAGGATCAATTCCCATAAATCTTGTGATCTTTTGATCAATATTTAAGAAGAATTCGTCGTCAAGAAAGTGTAAATTTGCGGTACTGCTTGTTCTGTAAGAAGAGACAAGCCCGCTGTCCGTCTTATCTGCCACTGTTGATGGACCTAGGCTGGCATCAATAAAATCAATTAATTTCGCACACTCGTCTTCATTCAAAAAATCTTTCTTCACATACATCTGTGTGAATGGGTAAGGCATGCGCGTTGCACAATCCTTGAAGGGCAGGTTGTTGAAGTACGAATAGTCGATTTTTTTTGGTTTCTTTTTAAAATCAATCAAATTCAGTACATCATCCAATTCCTGATCTGTCCACCCATAATCTCGTTGAAAGGTGCGGCACAGCTGTGTTTTACTTGCGCCAGCTATTGCGCCTTTAAAAAAATAATCAACTAAAAACTGGTCCAAAACCAATCAGAACACTTCACGTACAATATATTAATAGAACATTGTTGTAACGTTGGAACTCTGTGCCTTAACGTTTGTTTTGCTTTACGGAGCAGCGTTCGGGCTTGGTAACTATGCGTTGCGTAAAGCCAGTATTCATCATGTTGGACCCAGCGACAGAATTTCTCACAAGATTCGTCAGAGACAATCAAGACGTCATCGATGACAGAATGCTTGATCCGGAAACTGGTATGCCAAAAGACAGCATGGAGACAGGTATTTTCTTCACTAGAAGAAGGCGTGATGATAACTCTGATGATGATGAGTGAGCTCTCATAGCTCTGACAAGTCAATTCAGCGCTGTTAGGATACCTTTAAGATTGAGAATTACCATGGATGCATTAGAGCTTCCCGTGGACGTGGAATTTCAAATCCACGCAGCATCAATTGCCATTCAAGGAATGGATCGTGACGAGCTCGAAGAAGCGTTTATTGAGATGCTCCATCAAAAAGCTGTCGATAAACAGATGTTCCTAAGCGTTCTCAAGGATCACGGCATTGATGCCGATATCAAATTCAACTTCTCCACTATTGGACAAATCTCCTAAATACCATGGCTGATCGCATTATTCACGGTACGCTTGATACCTTCAACGTGGATACAGGTTCTGAAATCACCTACAAAGGGCCTGGAGCCGGTATTGACCGTGGTCTAAATATCCGCAGTTTTGAGATTAACCCAGCTGCCACAGGTAACCATATCGTTAACCTAAAGCGTTCTACGGGCATTGTCAGCATGGAAATCTTCCAAGATGACGCCTACACTGCAGCAAATGCTCCGACCGGTTATCAGAAGTCTTTCAACGTAGCGAAAGCGGGCAAGGGAACCGGTGCTATTGGCGTCAACGTGACTGATGCATCTAAAAACTATCTTGTGCAGTTGACTTTAGATGGCTATTCTGAGGTCAGCTACGACATCCTAGTTGAGATCCCGTAAGAAACAGCGGACTTGGAAAGAGTTTCCTTTTCTTACGGAAGCAGGAATTCAACTAATCAAAATTCACACCAAGCCTCGTACCTGCTTAGGTATGGGGCTTTTTGGTTCGTACAAGGATTATGGCGAGTCGGATTACCGAATCGGCTATGGGAGTATCAGCCTTTGGAACAGGCGCGTCGGTATGCATGATAAGGCAACGCGACAGGAAGTTGAGGCACAACTCATTGAGGATCTTAAAATCTTTTCGTGTCAAGTAGCAGAGTATGTCTATGTACCTCTTAATAGATCACGCAAAGGAGCAGTTCTTAGCTTTGCTCACAGCGTCGGTTTGCTTGCTTTTAAAAACTCTAAATTGTTGAAGCTGATCAATAGCCATGCATCTAAGACAGAGATTATCAAAGAGTGGAGCCCATACATCAATAGGTATTGGCTTTCAGGGGGTGCCGGCATGCGTGATCGAAGACGTGCTGAGCTAGATCTTTTTCTCTCTGCAGACAAAAAAATCCCAACCTTCACAAAACACAAGTGTCATACTCCCGTCTGCCTGCTCAATCTCCCAGATACTTATACAGGGGCACCAAATCAAGTTAAAGCCGTTGAATATTTAGAGAAGAAACTCAATGAATGGGATCCTACTGGCCATGTTATTCGCCGCTTTTATCGACTTTGGTCCCAAAATCCAACTGGTCTAGGGTCTCCAAAGCCTCAGGAGAAAAATGCTTTAGAAGATCAATAGCATCTAGAAGCTGAAGGTTGTAGTCGTAGCAATCGACAAATTCTTCATACTCCATCATTTGATTTGCGTCTTAAAGCTATTTTAAGCAGTACTAAATAACCAATCAAGTCCACAATTACATCTTCATCCTTTGCGAGAAGTCCTGCACCGTGTTTAATTCTGTTGAGTTTGTCGTCGATGCGAACAAGAATCTGCTCTACATCATCCGATTTACTGAAAACACGCATTGGTTCGAGCGCAGAGTTTCCGTACTTCTTGTTTTTGTAAAGAAGCAACTCCTTAATGTCGTCGCAAATGCTGCTGATTTGGAGTTGAGTATCTGTGAGGGTCATTAGAATAGTTTGATGAACGACCAACTAAGACAAGCATACGATATTGATAATCGTCGTGCAGGAACATACACGGAAAGAGCCGGTCAGCCTATTTCGGCTACTGACAATGAGAGGGCAAAGAAGTTTTTGGCTGAATTTACGGCTAGAGGAAGATCTGAACAAGAACCCAACCTCAGTGCAGAACGCAGTCAGGAAGGTCGTTTTGTTATAGATATCGGTGGGTCTTTCCCAAGCAGTAAGGTTGGTTTTAGAAATAGCTTCCGAGCTAGGTAATTACTTGCCCCAGCTCTGAGAACACCTCGACAAAACGATCGGTTTGGTTAAAACCGTATTCCATCTTTGGTAAGTAAACAAAATATCCCCAATACATGGGTTGTTTTTGAGTAAAGTACTTTCCACCATGGATGAGACGTGCCCTGTCCTTTGGAAAACATACAGGAAAGTCCCACATTTCAGGGCAGATTCGAAGCATTTCAGGGTACACAGTGTAGAAAATTGCTTCAGGTATGTTCCTGAGTTTCCACTCCCGTAATAGACGTCGGAACCAAATCACTGAGGGAGTGCTGCCGTGAGAGCCACCTCGAGCACTCCACCGCCATGTACCTCGTTTTTTACTGAAAGAGCATCTGCCGTATGTGGGCGGAAACAAATAAGTCTTTCCCTTCCATGGTTCTTCCATGTTCAGGCCATCGTCGTTCAGTGTATATATTTTTCTGGCTTGTAAGAACTGCTGATTCGCATCGTGTGTGGAGCATGGATCTAGATCAATTTCACCTAACACGTCATAAATCAGTGGTAGATACTCCGTCGGAGTCAACCAGTCATCTTTGACATGGTGGATCTTGCCGACAAGATGTCTAAGTTGCTTCCAGCTACGCTTGGCTGTCACATCATAAGAAACTCGCTGTTGATATCTTCGTTCTTGTAATGGACAAGTGCAAGCTCATTTTCGTCTTGGATCAAGAACAGTGACTCTTTCATAGGGTCGATTTGCTCAGCACGACGGATCGCTCCTCGTAAGACTTCTGAAATACTTTCCTGATCTTTATTGTCTTCTAAAGCTGTGATTAAGGCGTCAACAGTCAGATAGAACATACTATCTTTCTCTTCTGCTCCGGGTTTGAAGACCATCACGCCGGGGCCTTCAAATGTATAAAACTTTGCGTAGTGCTCACACATGTCAGAGCAGATCCGCTCAATTGTAAGCTTCATCAGCTTCTCTTCTGTCTCGCCCGTGGTGTTAGCCATGAGGCGCTTAAGCAGTTTGTTGCGTCGGCTCGACATAGAATTCTCCAGTTGCTTAATATTAGCAAGACTCCGAGGTTGGTTCTTGCTTTTTGTCTTGAGTAAGTTTTATAAAATGACTTAGTCCAGATTTTTTAAGTGTCTCCAGTAATTTAGGGAGCGGTTTATACAACACGACGGCTTTCTGCATGTTACCGATTTTTTTTATAAGTTTTCCATTTTCGTCACGTAGCTTCGTCAACTCACCTTGTCGGATGAGGTATTCTGCCACACAGCGGTAACGCCTCTTTTCAGCGAGGTTAATATCTGGATAACGATCGCAAATGGTGCTGATCTTCATGTCGCTAAATGTGATTCGAATCTGATCCGCCAAGGAGAGACCCAACACAAGGTCTGAGGTGCTCGTTTCATAGCCACAAACGAGTTCGAGGTATCTGCGCAGGTCTGGAGTTTCAAAACTCCCTGAGGGTGGTATAAACATCTCTACCTGGTTAGCCAGGGAAGCGACCAACAGTTCCTTGTAGTTCTCAATGGTCACAGAATTAATATCGAGATCTACAAACCGGTAGCTTTGATATGAATTACTAGAGGAGGAATTAGGCTCGAAATCCGTTCGTTCTAAGACGTCTAGCCAATCCTCGTCAGGAACGGAATTCATGAGAGGCTATTTTCTTGATTAAGCTTAGCGACTTTTTTATAACCGTCCCATTGTCTTTGATGCTCGAGTATGAGCACTAATTCGTAGTAGTCCCTGATGACAGCAAAATGGTCTTTGAAAGAGACTGTTTTGAACCACTGGGGTCCGTGTGTTTCTGATAGACGTTTTTTTGCTTTCTCAGTGCAGCCGCCGTAATTTTCTGCCTCCCAGATTGCTTTAGCCAATGCCTTCTGTTGGTTCGTCATCAGATCCCCCAACTCACGCATGGACAGATCTTGGATCAGTTCGCTAAACTCTTCAATATAAGGGTATTTTTTACCATGCGCCGTTCTATCACCTATGCAGAGTTGCTGCTCGTCCTGATCCTCGCCCCTGTCGGGTTCTATGGTGCCCAACATTTGTACGGGTTTGTGACAGATAGAATCAGTATAGAAATTAAAGTGAAATAAAACAATGGGTAGCAAGCCCGCACCAATGCCAGCACCGGTTATTACAATGCCGGCTAATACGGCGCCCATGCTGACGCAAACTATTAACCCCCAGATTTCTTACCAGAATTTGGCTGCGGCAGGAAAGCGCTTGGATGAGCAGATTGCGGGTTTTGAGAAGGCACGTGAGCTAGAAGGCTTTGACTCCGCATCAATGGGTGAGCGGGCTGCCGCTTTACGGCTTCAGGAGGCTGCTGCTTATCGCGCATCTTTACCAGGAGACCCCTCTAGAACAGACAGGGGTTTCATGCCCGTGTATATGGACAAAGACGACCGTCCAACGTTCACAAAGCCGTCCGGCACCGGGACAGCAGCACCTATGGATTATGCAAAGGCAGCGGCTGGAGAACGTTACGACGTTATGAAGAGAGCATTTGATGCTGCAAAAGCTCAAAAGGCTAAAGGCGAGAAAGATCCTTCATTCGTTGATCCCAAGGCCTATGACCCTGAGTGGGCAAAAGTGAAGGATGAGACTTTTGCTCTGAAGAATCTTGGTGAATTCAAGTAATCTAAATAGCTCCGAAATCCAGGATAGAATTAGCTGTTTCTGTCACTGCACCAAATTCCAGGGAGTCATCCACTGATTCAGATACGAAACGCCAGTCAATAACGTTAATATTTACACTTAATGAATAGGTTGTTTCGAGATATCTAATATCGTTGGTAATTAAAAAAAGATATTCACCTTTCTCGAGGATTGTTGATGGGTAATCTTCAACGACAAGATTTTCGTCGTTGTAGTCAATTGAGCTGACAGGTGATACGTAGCCCTGATCGTTGATGGGTAATTCAGTCCGTCGACCATCGTCTTCGATCCTGTAGAAAGCAAGAAGTGTATTACGGTTTGTTTCTCTCTCGTAGCTGAACTGACTGAAATCTTGGGTAAATTGTATCGATCTAGTTTTACTGAGCTTGATTTTATAAAAGGTGGTCTGCCTGCGAGACAGTCCTCCATGAGAATTTCTTAGTGTAATCGTGCGAAATGGAGAAGAGAAATCGCCCAGATCAATAGCAGTATAAAGGCTGTCTCCAGGCTCCGCAGGGCGTGGATCAGAACCAAAGTATGAGGTAGGGCCATAAGCTGTAGGCCCTGTGCCCCCAGTGGGATAAGACTGAACAGTTCCAAAATTTACAAAGCCGGAGTTACTCGGGATTGTCGTCAGGAATCTCGCCATTTTCTTGCATTAATCCGTTGAAGAGACCGTTAGTCCTTCCGGATTGTTGATATTTTTCTTCATTCATTATAGACCGCTCAGGATAAAACCCTTCATCGGCCATGGTATCAATTAGTTCATAATTAAGGTTGTTGATCATGCAGCGCAGATCAGAGTCAGCTTCCCCAAAATCCTCCTGCCACTCAACGCCCCAGTACACATCGCCGCCGATTTTGACACAGGCGCACCATTTCCGCGTTGAAGGGTCAAGGTGATAGTGACTCGGGACGATCTCCGCCGATTTGGTTGTCGGCTTTTTTGAAGTGCTCGAAGATGTTGACATAGTTCAACTGAATGTTCTCAATTTTAGAAGGGATAGGCACATCGTCAAGGCCACGAGCTTCTAGATGCAGAGGATTACAGCAAAATTTTTCGCAGGTTTTTTTGGTGTGGATTCTGTACTTACCGACAAAGCCTCGGCTCAACCAGAACGCAACCCTCATTGCAGATTGAGTGGCTCCTGAATGGACAGGTGATGGGCAGTAGGCCACTGACTCCGTACCTCCCTTTTTTGTGGCCCCCAGCCACGGCCAACACTCGTCTTCCCCACGGACATCCACTTGGTCCCAGAAGCGTTTAACGGTCCAATACCAGCGGTAATCGAACTGAGTGACGTCAACTGTGCATTTACCCTGCTTGAGCTCCTCGAGGCAGTCGAGGCACTCTCCCATGTGACCGAAGCGTCCTTTGTGTTGCTTGGTCCCGTTGCGGTGCCAGGGGCACTCCATTTCGCTGGTCATGTGGAAGTCAAGCTCATAACGACGGACTTCATCGGGATGACTCGAGGCAAGGTGGTGGAGCACCTTTTCGAGCATGTTCCAACCCTCCGAAAGGGTAGAGGCGTCTGCTTGATCCTGCATGACATCAAATGTCTCACCGACACGGATTTTTCTTACTCTTTGATAAGAAACGTTGAAACGCCTCGATAGTGCTCTACTTGAGAGGCCTTTGTCAGCTTGTCTGATCTGATCAACAAGTTGAGGAGTGAGCGTGTCTCCATTCCTCTGGTTTGTTTCCAGGCGGACATCGGCCTTCGTCCCGTAGTAGTAATGCGACGGATTGAGGCAGAATTTGCAATTACAAATATGCTTCCTAACAATTACATTTTTTCCCGTCTCAGGAAACTGACCGATCATCGCCAGCAGTAAAGGTCTGGCGTCCATCGTTTTGTAAAAAAGATGGTTGCGTTTGCTGTTAATGAAACCTGAGAAGATTCGATGCCTGGACTTCTTGAGGTCCCAGCAGGCATCCTTTCCTGCGATTCGCATGAAGACCTGAAAAGCCTTGGCGAAAACAACCGCGTCAGGAGCGATCAGGCCATTTGCGCGGAAGAATTCCAGGGCTTCCATTAGGGGGAGATCAGGTATGGATCGCACGGTAGGCCGAGATCCCAGTCACGTCAATGGTTGTGCCTATCACCTACCAAAAATGATTTTAGAACCCCTCTTTTACTTCTTTCTATAGAAGAGGGGCCTAGGTCATTGTGCGTTCATTTTTTATCTCACAATCACCTAGACCCCCGTCCTATACGTCTAAGTAAAAACCCGGTCTCAAAACCATCTTTGGTAAGTAACCCATCAAAACCCTTGCAGCACAGTCAATTTCAGCCGCTCTTGAACCGTCCCACTGCGTTCCCCCTCTAAAGATTGATATCGTGATCGAACGTTTTTTAGGGCTTATGGTTGTAATAGTCCTCATATACCTGAGCAAAGTTAATCGCTCGGTCAAGACTTGCGTTATAAGTACACAAACCGCCTCCGGGAGAGCATGTTCTATATTCTTTGCGATTGAAGCCACGGTGGAGTAACACAACAGTCGAACCTTTCGGGAAAGTTTTAATGTGTTCCATCGATCTGCTAGTGAGTGTTACTATTGTAAGAAGGGTGAAACTGCTCGATGAATCCGGATTATTTGAATTTTTATAACCTACTACTGCCCGCTGGAGCGCCTCTGCTTGATCGTATCGGGGCATTTTTGGGCGGCAAAAAAGCAACGCTTGAGTCTTTAAAAGATCCATACGGTATCAGTGATATGGATGATCCTGTATTGCCGTCTTTTGTTACTCCAAGAGATTCAGCCCCGCAAGATTCTGCGCCTCAACCCAAACCTGAACCTCAACGTTTTGATAACACCCTAGAAGGACAATATCAACGCTATTTCAAAACCCCTGAAATGGATTACGTTTTCGGGTCGGGGGCCAGAGGCAAAGATGCACCCAAAGATGCTTCTGCAATGGAGGTATTAGGTAATCAGCTTCAAGCACCTGCAAAAGATACCAATATCTCTTCGATGTACGCGGCACAAAGTGCCATGGGTCGTGTTAACCAAGATGCGATTCAGAAGATGTATGAAGGCAATGACAGGATGCAGGCGTGGGCTAGAGAAAACCCTATGCTCGCTCAACGCGAGTACCTGAAAGCTGAACAACGGCGAGCCAATGAGATGCCTTTAGCACCTGACAATGAGACTGTGATGGGTGATTTAGGTAGCCGAGCTCAAATGGATAATCCCATGGGTCAGGAAGCTTATGATCGTATTAAGAAAGGATTGATGAACAAAGCAGCGCAAAAATGATGTACAACCCCGCAGGATTTGACCCACAGGGTCTTGATATGAACGCCGATCTCGGTGATCCTCGTCGCCAAGAGAAGCTGCCTGGTGGTTATGCCACACAGGGACAGGCTGTCAGTGCTCCTTACGCTGAGGCCAACATGAAGGCTGCCGAGAAAACGAACCCAATGAACGCGGTTTCACAGGAGCCTGGTAAAGATTTCCTGGCCGGCTACCTGCAAAAGGGTGGCATGGAGCAAGGTGAAACGGCGCAGATGTTTAACCCGTTTGATCTTCTCGGCGGCGGGACACAAAAATCACTTGAAGCAGGAGACAGGGCACGCGCTGGCGAAGATCCCCAGGTGGATCGAATAACGCCAATGGGGCGCATATTGAATAGAAATGCTGCTACGTCTGCTGCCTACAACGAGATGCTTCGGGGACGTTAGTCATGGGTGACAACGATTTTCCAACCGTGATGGCCAACGGCGGTGAGTTTCTTCAAGGATTCATGAAGAAAAAAGGTATGATTTCTGAGCAAGAAACTGGTCAACCTGCCCGAACATTGTCGTACGAGTCACAGCAAATGCTGGGCGGACCTGAAATCGCACAAGTTTCCGCTGGTTATGGACCTGAAATACCAGCAAGTATGGTCGGACCAGTTACAGAGCGTGTTGTTCCCGGATATACACAGAGAAGGGACGCATTGAGACAAAGAATTCAAGGGATTCTGAGAGGCGTCTAGTTTTAACCACGCCACCTCAAGGGCTTCTCGTTTATCGGGCAGCCCTTGAAGTCTTGTATCTCGTCGACCGCAAGGACAAACATGCAGGTGAAGCCGAGTATGAAAGCGAAGAGGACCTGAGGAAAGTTGTAGTTACAGTCGTTTGCTGTCGGATCTTTCTCGTCGTCGTGAGGATGCCAGCTCATTTCTCATCTTTCTCGATGGTGAAGATGCAGTCCATGTAGGCACGAAAGAAACCGTTCTTGAGGATGCGAAGATCCTCTTGTTCCATAGGGTGGCCACCGGACCAATCTTTATGGGCATCAATCAACAGATCAAGCAGTAGCTTCACTGCTCGACCGTTGAATTTCATAGTGACCTCGTGCTTTTCAAAGCCCATCATTAGGCGGCTCAAGCTCAGTAAGAGGTGCTAGCAATTGGATTGGGTCTTTTTTGCCCTCAGTGATCGCTTTGGCTCTGATGTAGTAGTCGTTGTCAGTAGCGCCTACTTTCTCAAGATGCCTTGCGATCTTCTCCCAATTCTCTTTCTGAAACTTGTCCATTTGCCTCCTGATGGCGGTTTTCGGGAAGAATGGTCGGGACGCTCTTGAATTTTTGGTCAGAGTTCCGTAAAGCGATACCTTTAAGGTAGGGCTTTCCAAGTCTTGTGAAACCGGTTACAGAGTCAGTACCGAGCTGATTCTTCGTACAGTCAAGGAGAAGTGCGATGAAACGCTTTTGACCGACAGGTTTCGACCCCGTATCTTCACAATAGGATGCGTAACTCGCATATAGGTGAAAGTTACTGTTGCAGTACCGCTCCTGTGCATCTTTTGCAGCTGGGATCTTCTTGCCAACAGGGGTTACGGCCTTCTCATCGAACACGACCTCCGATTGGAGCCACTCAACAAGGTTATTGCTGTTGAGCATGATCTCGTTACGGACGCGCTTCAGGGATGGCACCATTTCATAAGTGTCGAGCAGATACTGACGCATTTCAGCGTCGGTCATCTGCAGAACCCAGTTCACTAACCCGGGTAAACAATGCTTCCATAGCCCCTTTATGACTCCGTTGTCGACCTTGATCATCTCTTTCGCCTCTGAGTTTTTGTTGTAAAGAGGGCGGTTGAATTCGATGGTCAGACGACGACGAGTCAGGCCTGAAGTGTTGTCAGTGGTCTGGATCGGTTCGTTGGCACAGACCATGACCATGCCGGTGTAGACAAAGGGCTCACCAACGTTCTTGTTTTTCTCCTCGAAGCGAAGGTTGTCGCCACCAGTCAGTGCCTTGAAGATCTGAGCTGATCCGCCGTAACGCTCGGAGTCATTAATCAGTGTTAGACGCTTGCCTTTGATCGAGGCGACCTCGAAGCGGGATTGCTCCAGCTGGTTGAGCGTGGTGCTGGCGTAGTTTCGAGCACCAACCAAGGCACAGCAGAGGTTTGCGAAGGTGGATTTACCTCGACCACCGGGGCCGATGACCTCCATAAAACGCTGGATTTCGTGACCCTGACCGACCAGACAGGCTTTTAGCCAAGCCCGCAAGACTTGCACGCGGTCAGTATCTCCGTATTGAGTCCTGAGCAGCCACTCAATGATCGGGCCAGGATCGGCGTGTGGATCGTAGTCAAAATCAAGTCCCCAAGTTATGTAGTGCTCGGGGCTGTGCTCAAGAAACTCACCAGTTGAGAGCTCAAGTACACCGTTGGTAAAAGCCAGGCGATCGTCGTCGTCATCCCAGTAGGTGTGAGTGATGTATGCCTGGGTCAGACTCACCACATCATTGATCAGGGTGTTGTTGAAGCCTGCAGGGAGAGGAATTCGCTCACGCAAGAAAAGATCTTGAATGAAGTGCTTGTACTCATGCTTATATTCTTCTCGACGCCAGACTCCTTTGGATTTCTGGTAAAACATAAAGACTTCGAAGCGCGGATCGTAACGCCATCCACACTGGATGACCATTTCGGTAGCGAACTCCGCAAGTTCGTTGTTAGGGGGGT